TCAGACGGGCTTCAAAACGTTTTTGCCCACATTTTGCCCACATTCTTCCACGCCCGTCTCCACCTGCACGGCGGCATCGAGCAGACGGGCCACGTCCATAAGGTCGCTGTCGAACAGATCCGCGTACACGTCCAACGTCATGCTCGCGTTCTTGTGGCCCAGCATCCTCTGCAGGGCCTTGACGTTCGCGCCCGCATGCACGGCCAACGAGGCGGCGGTGTGACGCAGGTCGTGAGGCACCGGCCAATCGTCCCGCTTCCAGCCCAGACGGGTGAGCGTGTGCGTCCACCATCCCGTCTCGCGGGCGAGGCTCTGCTTGCGGATAGGGCCTCCACGCACGTCACGGAACACGCGCTCCTCGTGTTCGCGTTGCTCGCATATCGGTTTGAGCGCGTCCATGACTATGCGGGGCATGGGCACGTCACGGCGTTCGTGGTTCTTCGGGGTGCCCTCGGCCCATTTGGCGTTGACGTATACGAGGTTGCGGCGCACGTGCAGTATGCCGGCGTCGAAGTCGAGATCGCGTCTTTGTAATCCGGCCGCTTCGCCCCATCTCAGCCCGCAGAAGCCCAATAGCAGTATGAGCGCCCGGCGCTCCTCTCCCAGCTTCCGGCAGTTCGACGCTTCGTTGGCGAGTGCCAGCAGTCTGGTAATGGTCAGGTAGATGCGGCGATCCTTGCGTTTGGGGAGTCTCGGCAGTTCGATGCCGTCGCACGGGTTGGAGGAGATGAGCTTGTCCCGCACAGCCATGCTGCATATGCCCTGCATGATCTGGTATGGGCGGCTGACGGATGGTGCGCCGGACTTATCGATTATGCTTCCGACCCATGCCTGGACTTCGGCGTGTGTGATGCTGCCTATCTGCCGTTCTGCCCATTTGGCCTCGCAGTGGCATTTCCATGCGCTGTCCATGTTGGAACCCGAAGTCGCCTTCCAAAACGGCTTCTTTTCGGCAATCCACTGGTCATGCAGCGTGCCTATGCGTTGTTTGCCGCCTTCCGGGTCGATGTAGCTGCCGGTGGCCTTGGCTATGGTGACGTGTTCCGCAGCCCACGTCTCCGCGTCAATCTTGCGGCGGAAGCCCCTCTTGTCGGTTTGCGTGCCGTCGGGTTTCCGATAGCGGACTCGATACCTGTTTTCGCCTTTGGCCGTCCTGTATCTGGTGATGTTCGCCATGATTTTTTCACTCGCTCATACTTGTTTTCGGTTTTAACGTGTTTTAACTGGTATTAATGTGTTTTAATGAGATTTGACGGATAACAGGGAAATTAATAAAATGTTCTCTTTACGCCAAAATCGGAAAGGAGACGGCCATGACCATGACCGATACCGGCGTGAAGCCGATTCCGGCATACGTGCCGCCCGAGGACGGCAAGCCACGCAACGCCGTGGACGAGAAATGGATGAAGCTGACCCGCAGCGCCCGCCATTACATGGAACGCAGGGCAAAGGCCCGGAAGGAAACCATCGATGGGTCTGAAGCTCGTCATTGAGCGCGAATGCTCCAGAGACCAGCAGACGGCCCTCAGGCAGTTCCTGTGCTGTGAACCTGGAGGCCCCGAATGGGCGATGGACCCGCAACGCTACATACGTGACCTCAGCGTGCGCAAGACCCCGAAGGGGATCATGCGCACGCTTCTTGTCGTATCCGGAGATATTCCCCTGCATGATGACGTGGTCGGCTTCTGCGAATACGGCGTAGCCGTGGAAACGACCGATGAGCATGAGGGCGTCTACCAGATCTCGTATATCGCCACCGCTTTGAAGGTGCGTGGCACACATCTCGGAGACACTCTGCTCTCCTCGGTTATCGTGCGCCTGCGTGACGATGCCTGGCGTTTCAACCGCACGCCACTCGTGCTCACCCAGGTGGATCCGCGCAACAAGCCCAGCATGGACCTGTTCACACGATTCGGATTCATGGACGAGGGGCCGGATCCCGACGACCCGGAATACCATCTGCTGTCCCTGGAGTTTACCCCGCAGGAGCGCGGAAACTACTTCGGCAGCACACTCGCGTTCTTCTGACATTTCGGGTATAGCTCCGCCAGGCCTATCGGCTATGATAGGTAGGCGAAGCGTCCTCCTTTCTTGAACTAGCTGGATTCTTCAACCGCCCTGCTGACGCTGCAACGCCGGCAGGGCAATTCTTTTTAATTGGTCGAATCATGTAGCGACGGTGAATCGATGCCGCAGAAACCGAGTGCTATGTGGTTGTAATCGCTGACATCAACCTTCAACCCGTCAACATCGGGATTGTCTTTCCATACGTTGTTCAGGTCGCCGTTGGCGTATTTCCAATCTTTTGCCATCCCGTTGAGCGGGTAAGTCGTTCCGTCGATTGTCATGACGACGGCGTTATGGTCTTTGCATTCGACGGTCGTATCGTCCGCCGACCAAGGCCAGTATTCTTCCGAATACCCGTAATCGTCAACGAATGACTGTTTGCTGAGCTCATGCGTTTTCGCGAATTCGCCGCAAGCTGCAGACGAGGCTAGCAAAAACGCCGACATCATGACCGCGGCCATTTTCTTCACCGTACTCATGTCCTGTCTCCTAATTTATCGCGCCGAATGAAAGTACCGATGGATTGTCGTTCGTGCCGCCCACATCACAGCGGATCGTCTGCGTCACAGCGTTGTTGACGAGGACGTCGCTGAAAACGATGGTCGTCGTTCCGTCGTTGTTGTTGGTGATGTCAACGTTGCTGAGCTTGTAGTCGAATCCCTGCGGGGCTTCGATGTTTGCTTTTCTCTTGCAGGCCGCTAGGGCATGTCCGTCCGTCACTGTCGATGAGTTGCTCTGAGACGATGAATCTCTGTCGTTTGACCACCAATTCGTGCACAGTCCCCAAATAAACAAGCCTACGATTATTGCGATTATCATAGGGCCGAATCCGGTCCAGTCTGTTTTCTTCTTCTCCATTTTCGGATTCTCTTTCTCTAATTGGTTACATTTTCGTGCAGCCAGTTCTTGTAATCTTCTATGACTTGTACGGTCACATCGAGTTCGCATGCGATGAGGTACGAGTCCGCACCGTACATGCGCTCGGCTATCGCGTACTCATGCGGGTTGATGAGACGCAGGGCGGTATATAGTCTTGCGCGGCGTTCGGCTTTCGACCCGTAGGGACTGCAGCCTTGGTCGTGGTTGTGGGCGTGCACGAGCTCATGGCAGAGGGTACAGCGTTTCTGGAAATCCAGCATGGTCTCATCGATAACGATGAGGTGCTTGGGTTCATAGTAGAAGCCGCATAACCCCTGCTGCAGCTGGCATTCCTCCACCCGAATGCCGCTGTTGGAGGCTTCCCTCAGGAGGTCGTCATAGGTGACGTTTATCGTCCTTCGCCCCCTTCCCTTTCAAGCTCCTTGTTCCGGTCATGATTGGCGGCAGCCTCAAAGGTTTCGGGGTTTGCCGCGAACTTCTCTGCCAGCTCTTCTCCGATGCTTGAATAATGCTTCGTTTTCTTATTTGATTGCTTGAAATTATCTTTGGACAATGTAGGGATGTCATCTACTTCGGAAATAGGCCGAAGATCTGAATCAGAGTCCTTCTCGCTTGATTCGTTGCGTAGACGAGCTTCGTTCATATCCTCATCGGAAATCACGATAGGCTCATTCCATCGAGGATTCCGCTTTGCTGCTCCTGCTGCCAATCTGATTGCCAGCTCATGAATGAGCTCCTCATCTGTGGCATCACGAAGAGCGTCGGAAGATTCTGATTTTCTCAAATCATCGTCATCGATAAGACCCACCGCGACAAGACCGTCGATAGCTGATCCACCGTAAGCTCGCGCAATCTTTACCACGTTTTGCGGGGATAACTTATCTGGGAGTTGTCGGTAGAGAGACGATGGGACGATGCCTGCATTGTCGGCCACGGTGTTTTGACTGTCGTTTCCGACTGTTTCCTGGTACCACTGTTCAATGTTCATGTTTTGCATTATGCAACATTTTCTGTTTCTTTGCAACACGCCGTGTTTTGCATTTCGCTTGACTTATTTCGCATTGTGCATTTTAATAATTCGCAGAACGCAACACCAAGGTTGCGAGATGCAAACCACTGAAAGGAGGTTGCCTGAGATGGCTTACGCGATGACCTTTAAACCGGATTTCCTCGAGCGCTGCAAGCGCATGAGCGGGCTGAAATCCAATGCGGCTTTCGCCGGCGCTATCGGCGTCAGCGAAAGCGTGCTGTCGAAAGCAATGCACACCAACATCGTCTCCCCGACGATGATTGTCGGATTCAACCGCGCATTCGGCTTCACGCCAGGTGAAATAGCCGAAGTGACCGAAATACCGGACAAGGATCTCAAACCCGAGGCGGTGGCGTGATGGTTAGGACCTACCGGCTTGGCGGCGCGGAACGTGAGAGGGCCCGTGCGCTGATTCGTATTCTCAGCATCGACATGGATCGTGTCAGATGGTTGGACGGCCACCCGATGACGGTTCGCGTGTTTGATGACGGCAAATGCTGGGTCGAATACACGGGACTCGTCGTCTGCGACAAGGAAGACATCGATTTCTGTCTCCGTGGGCTCGAGCCCGTGGATGTCGGGCCGGGGTCTATAGGGACAGGATCCGGGAATGCCGGAACAGGATTCTTCGCGAGGATACGCGGATGTCTCTCGATTTCGAGGTCTCGACCATCGCGACGATGACGGTGCCGGACTCATGGCGCTTGAGCTTGGAGGCTCCACGGTATTCGACGATAGCGCCGCCAGTCGGCGTCACCCGAATGTCTCGTTCGGTGAGCCACCCGTTGTTGCGCAGTATCCACCCGTCCCCATCCGTCTTATCCACTCCCCAATCGGTCGAGAGGTACAGGCGTCGTTCCGCGTCGAAGGACAGCAGCAACGCCGTCAATCCCATCCAGTTGTCCGCCAGCCATTTCCACATGGCTCAGATTCTAGCCACAAAAAAATGCCGCCGATTGGAGCGGCGGCGAATGTCAGATTGAAAGAAGGTCCAAAATGACTGAATCCAATGTACAGCCCTTCGAGTTTCGGGGCAACCCGGTCGCCACGGTGACCACCGGGAACGGGACGGTGCTGTTCTGCGCGAAGCACGTCGCCACCGCACTCGGATACAGCAACACCCGTGACGCAATCGCAAAGCATTGCAAGGGTGTCGCGAATCGCTACCCCCTTGAGACGGCCGGTGGAATCCAGCAGATGGTATTCATCACCGAAGGCGACGTGTACCGCCTCATCGCCAGCAGCAAGCTCCCCAGCGCGGTCGAGTTCGAGCATTGGCTGTTCGACGAGGTAGTGCCCCAGATCCGTCGTACCGGCGGTTACATTCCACAGGGCGAGACCCCGGAGGAGACGATGGCTCGCGCGGTGCTCATCGCGCAGAAGACCATCGAAGAACAACGGAAGCAGTTGGACGAGCAGAAGCCGAAGGTGTTGTTCGCGGACGCGGTGGCCACGAGCAAGAGGAGCATTCTGATCGGCGAATTGGCGAAGATCCTCAAACAGAACGGCGTGAAGACCGGCCAGAACCGGTTGTTCAAGCAATTGCGTGAGGACGGTTTTCTGATGAAGCGCAACGGGAATCCGAACATGCCGACGCAGAAGAGCATGGAACTGGGGTTGTTCGAGGTCAAGGAAACATCGATTGCCCATTCGGATGGTCATGTGTCGTTGAACTTCACGACGAAGGTCACGCCCAAGGGCCAGCAGTACCTCATCCAGAAGTATCTGGGCTGCACTCCCCTTGACTTGGAAGCGGGTGCGTGATGGCCGGTAGTCAAATCGAATCGTCTCTTGACGGCTGGCCGATCGCCAAGGTGGCGAGCTTCCTTGGTGTCTCGAAGGGCAGTCTCTACGTGTGGTCGTGCCACGACAAGTGGGGAGGCCGGTATCCGCCCGCGCCGAAACGCGTAGGCCGCAGGCTCGTTTGGAATCCACAGGAGGTCATCGACTACCGGGACCGGCGGTGCGCGATAAGCCGCAAGGAGCTGGTCTACGGCGAATAAGGGTTTCCCGGATTCAAAACCGGGAGAAAAGGAAGAGGTGCCGGCGTCGCACTGTCCAAGGTTCACGCCGGCACCAACATCACCAATCACATTGAAAGGAAAACAAGTGATGTCAGGACACAAGATTACCGGAATCCACGTCATCGGCGTCGAGATCCCGAAGGGAATGTCATTCAAGGAGCTCATGGAGCAGCTGCTTGAGGGAGGAGAGGCTGAGTTGGAGAAGGAGTTGGACGAGGAGACGCGCCAGCCGGAAACCGGCAAGTGCGATTGTCCGGCGTGCGATCCAGACAAGGACACCGTGGAGGAAAGATTGTTCCATCCGGTCGATCAGTGGCAGCACGCCGTCGATGTGGCCAGTGACGTGCATGACGCGGCCGGCTCTCTCGAACACGCGCTGTTCGAGCTGGGTGAGAACCCGTTGGCGTTCGAGGCGTCGATGATCCTCAGCCAGTCGCTGACCCTGCTGCGTGCCATCCAACGCAAGCGCAAGGAGGTTGCGGAATGAGCATCGAAGCATTGCGCAAAAAGAAGCGTATGCGCCGACCCCGGCCGAGGTTAACGGACGGGCAGAAATCGGCCGTATTACTGGCTCTCACGTTCTGCGAGGGTTGGCTGGTCGGTTTCGCCGGCACGCATAGTCGCATCCCAAGTCCGGTGGGTACGCCGCAGTGGATGATAACCGGCTCGCTCGCATTGGCGGTCATCCTGCCGCTCATGTTCGTGGGAATCCTGTTGAAGTGGGGCGGCGATGGAACAGCCAAGTGAGTTCACGCTCTGCTTGCCGGGCGACCCGGTGCCGAAGGGCAGGCCCCGCGTCTACAACGGGCATGCGATCACTCCGAAACGCACCGTCAGGGCGGAGGAACGCCTGTTCGCGGAATTCCGGTTGAAATACCCGCAGGCGAAACCGTTCCAATGCCCCGTGCGCTTGGAGGCGGAGTTCTGGATGAGCCATAGGGGTCGGCCCGACCTCGACAACCTGCTGAAGCTGGTTTTGGATTCATTGAACGGCGTCGCCTACGTGGATGACGCGCAGGTCGTCGAATCCCACGCCAGCAAGCGGATGCCCGACCTATGGGTCTACGGGTCGAAGGGCCGCTACCGGAAGCGCAAGAGAGGCGACCCATACACGTGTTGCGGGCATGAGTACGAGCCACATCTCTATATCTGTATCAAGCCGCTCCCCGAATGGGAGCCGAAGGAAAGGAAACAATCATGAGCAAGCCTATCAACGAGCCGCGTATGGTGCAGCAGGCGCTGATAGCGGACGAGGATCTGAGTTTCGAACTGGCGGCTTTGGTGCCGACGGCGAACGGCATCACGAACGCGGCCAGCACGTTCATCGACCAGGCGACCAAACTGTTGCTGTCCGACAAGATCATGCTCACCGACGAGCAGCATACGGCCGTCGTGACGGCCATCGCCATCACCCAACTGACCGTCAAGGAGGGTGCGGCCATATCGAAGCTGCTGCGCAACCCGGACGCTTCGGCGGAGGTCATCGCCGGACTGCGCCTCACCTCCGAGGACAGGCATGATGCCTGACCGGCGTCTTTGGATGCCGCGTTGCAGGACATGCGGGCCACTCGGCAAGCCCACCGGACTGGACGAGGCGGTCACCTGCTGCAACCGGCACACGAGCCAGACCAAGCATCAGACGGCGTGGTATCCCACCTACGCCCAGATCATCGTGAAAGGCACATCAAATGACTGCGAATGACACGTCAACCATTGAAACCACGGAGGCCGTGAACCCGGACGGGGAATTGCGCCAAGGATTGTTCGCCGCGCAGGCGGCGCGCATCGTCGAACTGCAGGCCGAGATCGCCAGCCGACAGGAGGAAATCGACAATCTCAAATCCCTGATTCTCGACTCGCATCCGGTCGGCACCTACCAGGCCGGCAACCTGAAGGTGCAGGTCAAGCCGGGCGCGCGCCGCATCAACGCCGGCACGTTCGAAAAAGCCTACCCGGCCACCAAGTATCCCGGAGCCTACCAGTTGTGGCCGCGGCCGCTCAGGCAGTTGGAGAAGCTGCTGTCGCCGGACGCGGTGGCCGATTACGCGATGAGCGGCAAGCCGACGGTGGTGGTCTCATGAACGCAGAACTGTCCAGCCTGGGCATCGCCCAGATCGTGGAAAGCGTTATCGCCGACTACGACCTGCACGACGAGGACGGCAACGAGCTGACCGACGACCTGTACGTCATCCGTTCCGAGCAGCTCGACGAGCTGGGCCTCACCGTCGCCAGACGCATCCACAAGGCCATACGCGAACTGGAGGCGCAGGGCAAGACCGGTTTTCCCGTGCATTCGATGGCCTTCGGCAGCATGCCGGTAACCATCGCGAAGGACGGCGACCGCACCTACACGCTGCGCTTCGACAATTCGGACGAGGCGGTGGCCATTACACGGCTCAGCGGAACCGCGTTGGCGGACATTAGGAAACAGATCAACGAGTTTTTGAAGGAGGTGAAGAACCATGAGCATGAATGACGCCATTCTCGCCGTAGCACAAGCCCAACAGCAGGGTGACGCGATACCCGTCGACGTGCCGCCCATGACGCAGTCGGCACCCGATATGGACAAGCCGCCGGCAACGCCGAAAACCAAGACGGACACGATGGAGGAACCACGATTGTGGCCGGAGATCCGCCAGCTCATCGAAGCGGATATCGCCAACGCTCCGCGCGAACTGCAGCGTGAGATAGGCCCGTCAGAACTGGGCACGGATTGCGTGCATTGCCTGGCGGCGAAGCTGGCGGGCTGGCCGGAACGCCGTTCGCCGGGCTGGCTGCCGTTCATCGGCACCTGCGTGCACGCCCACTTCGAGCAGATGTTCAACGCGATGGACACGTGGATCGGCCCCAACAGTCAATGGCCGAATGACACTACGAAAAGGTTCGAGGCCGAGAAACGCGTGAGAGTCGGGCATCTGAACGGATTGCACGCTGGCTACCCAGTCACCGGCAGTATCGATTTGTGGGACAAGGAGACCCACAGCACCATCGATTGGAAGATCGTTGGCAACACGACGGTCACCAAGGTCAAAGCGCACGGACCCAGCCAGCAATACCGGGTGCAAGCCAGCCTCTACGGCATGGGACTCACCTATGAGGGCGAACTGGTGGAGCGTAATTGCATCTATTTCCTGCCCCGCAACAAGACCAGTCTGGGTGATGCGTTGCCCTGGGAGACGAGGTTCGACCCGGAGCCCGGCAAATGGGCGTTGGCCCGGGCCCAGCTGCTCGTCAACCTCATGGACATCATCGAGCAGTCCGACGGCGTGGACGTGCGCGACAGCTGGATAAAGCAACTGCCAGCGGCGGGCCCCGACAAGTGCTTCTCATGCAAGGGGCGCGTGTGGCCGGATATGAGCGCGCTTCCCGAGTTCGACGAGAAGCCGTGGCCGGACGTGCCCGGCAAATGGCTCCAACTCATCCCCCTAATCGAATCCGAATACCAGTTCACCGAATAACGAAAGGAAACACAATGTTCGGTCAACAACCACAGCAACAGTACGGCTATCCCCAGCAGGGATATCCGCAACAGCAGGCTTACAGCCAGCAGCAGTATGGCGGCTATCAGCCGGCTCCGATGGCTCCGAAGATGAGCGCGGAGCAGATGCTCAACCAGATCGACTCGCGGTCCGGCAAGTCCGCGTTCACGAAGGACAGCATGCCGGGCACGAGGGTGACCGGCATCATCGAGAACGTGACCGCGAACCAGGTGCGTGACTTCCAGACCAAGCAGCCGGCGTTCTGGAACGACGGCTCGCCTCGCCTGCAGGTATTGGTCACCATCGACACCGGCATCATCGACCCGAACGTGGAGGATGATGACGGACGCCGCACCGTCTATATCAAAGGGTGGGGCGTGCAGCGCCGCGCATGGCTGCAGGCATTGCACAACGCCGGTTTGAAGAAGACCGGTGAGGTCAAACCGGGCGACCGGTTCACGGCCACGTTCACCGGCTACGGGCCGCAGGGCAATCTGCCGCAG